TGTGCCTGTTTGCCAATGGCCGCAGGGTTATGAGTTTATACTCTGAGTTCCTGCCCGACGCGAAGGAGATGGTCGCCGATTTTGCCGTGGCCGGTTCGGCCAACTCGGGAGCGATTACATTCGCTTGTCTTATCTCCGACCCCGCCGTGCAGACCGTGCTCGAAGCTGGGGGCTATATGGAGCGAACCCAGTACAATGTCCGCATCCCCGCTGCAACGGCCTCCTGGAGCCTTCCAGACGGGTCTACGGGGGCATCCACGGCCATCATCGTCGGCGGCGTCCCCATCGCCTCTCTCGCCCAGGGCAAGAAGATCGTGGCCGGCGGGAAGAACGTCCGCATCACGACCCAGACCTATAAGCCCGGGTCGGCGTGGGTCACCCTCGTCGTCATCGACGACAACCAGTAATGGCCTCAAAGGTTTCCATCGAGCCGAAGTCGCTTGCGGAGTTCGTGGAGGCCTGCCGCCAGTTCGCTAAGAACTCCGGCATCGCCATGCGCGACGCCGTGCTCGAGCAGGGCATGCTTGCCTGTCAGGACGCGGCCAAGTTCACCCCTCCCCTTCCCCGCGGCGGGGGCAACGGGCTTAGCCCTTCCGCAAAAAAGGCAGGCCTTAAAGCCGTGGCTGGAGACATCTCCAAAATCTTCGTGGCCGCAAACGACTCTTCAGCTCGTGGCGTTGCCGGCAACTTGGTCAACCAAGTTGCGTTTGCCGTGAAGACTGGCGACTTCGGAACATTTACTAGGCTCACTGACGGCGGCAAACTCTCCGGCATGCTCGGCCAGCGCAGCATCCTCTCGAAGATTGCAAACGACGCCGACAAGCAAAGGGCTTTTGCCAAGGCGAAGAACTTCCTCAACAGGGCCAACCCTGTAAAGAGCGAGTATGGCACACAGGGCTTCGTCCGAGACCTACGTCCAATCCATGATCAGGTAAAATCCCGCTTCGGGGGTCGAATCAAGAAAGGCCAGCGAGCAGTCTCTGCGAAACTCCTTGTCCAGGATAAGAACGAGCTGAAAGAATACATTGAGCGTCGCCAGCAAATGGTAGGTGTTATCAAGTCAGGATGGGCAAAGGGAATGGCTAGCCTGCCGCGCCTAAAAGAGCCTAACGGGCAGAAAGGTGAGCCTGGAGCCGAGTTACGTAAGGCCACATGGATTACCTCGCATTCAAGAGTTATTGGGACTAGCATAACGACCTTCACCGACAAGATCGCCGAAGTCTCCGTGACCAACACCCTAGGAAACATCAACGCAATCGCCGACGACGCGGGAGTCCTCGGCCTAGTCTACGGAAACCGCGTCAAGCAGATGCCCGCGATGATCCGTTACCGCATGCGAAAGCCCATCAACAAATTTAACCGCAAATAACATGGCCTTTACCAAATCCATTCGCCACATCGTCGAGGGCACGCTCGCGACCTACCTCACCGCCCAGGCTGGACTCGCCGGCGTGGCCATCCTCACGGGTGACAGCGCCGCGACCCAGACCCTACCCAAGGCCGTCGTGCTCTGCGACTCGGCCCGGGCTCCTGGCGACCTCCCCGAAGGCCTTGGCAACTTCGATTGCTCCGTCCGCATCACCCTTTTCTCGAACGCCGACGACACGACCCTGGCCGTCCACCGTGCCCGCTGCGCCGCCCTGTCCGACTGCATGCGGAGCGTGGGCCTGATCCAAGACGCCTTCGCGGTGACCGGCGATGCGCTCTGCTATGACGTGACCTATGTCTCCGAAGACGAGGGCATCGACGAGCGCTCCTGGGCGACTTCCTTTGCCTTCGACATCCTCACTTGCCTGAACCCCGAGTAGGTTGCCAATTAAAGCAGGAGTAAGATGAGCGAAGTAAACAAAGGCGTAGTCTGCCTCTATGGAATCGGCGCCGGCCAGGTTGCCTCCCTTTTTGTGCAGAGCTACTCGGTCAGCTCTGGATTCAACAACACCGGCACGGTGGTCAATGAGTCCGGCCTGACCGTGACGGCCCGTTACGACGACCGACGCTCCGAGATCACCGTCGAGGGCGTGGCCAAGCTCACGTCCGTCCCGCAGCTCGGCGCGACCCTATCCTTCACCGCGAAGACCGCCTCGGCTTACCCCGGCGGCTCCGCTTCGGTCAGCTTCTCGGGCGTGATCACCAAGGTCGACGACCGTGGATCTAGTAAAGGTTTCGTCAGCGTCTCGGTCACTGCCGAGTCGTACGAAGAGATCACCTACTAATTGACACCCCCGAAAGGGGCGTAGTCTGGTGGAGTGGACAGGCGCTTCCTCAATAGCCAGGTAGACCCTGCCCCGTTCAAGTTACTAGGCAGGACTCTTTACCCGTGGTGCCTCAAGTACCGCGTGCGCCTGCATGCGTTCGACTCCCCACTGGTGACAGGTGATCGCGGCATTACGCCCGCAGACTTATTGTTTGCATGTCAGGTATGCGCTGAAGAGACGCTCGGTAATGTAAGCATAATCGACAAAGCCAGAATTGTTTACTTATCCAGTAACCCTTATCGATTTGAGGCGCTCGTTAAAGCCTTCTCAGGTTACATCTTAATCGACAACTGGCCAAAGTTCTGGGAGCAAGATCAGAAGAAGAGCGGAGGAAGCAAGGGCCTCCCGTATCCGCTAGCCATCGTCGCAAACCTAGTGGCCAACGGCATCGACGAAAAGCGTGCCTGGGAGATGCCGGAGTGTCAGGCCATCTGGATGAACGCGGCCTTTGCCATGCGCAAGGGTGTCGACGTGGCGATCATGTCCCCGGAAGAGGAGGCCTACATCGAAGAGCAGCTGAAGGCCGGCGAAGGGGAAGCCCCCGTTGCCAATCCCGCAGGGTAAAGAGCCCATGTCCCAAGACCTTACGTTAAAAGTTAAGACGGACTCTGACGTCCCGGACGCCATGAATAAGGCGAAGACGGCTGTCTCTGGTTTCGACAAGCAACTTCAGGACATCCGCAACAAGTTTGGAACGTCTTTCAAGGACATCTTTTTGTCGGCCCTAGGCCCTATGGCGCTCGTTGCTTCTGCCACTGCGTTTATCGGCAAATTAATTGCAGATAATCAAAAGAAACAAGAAGACGCTAATAAAGCAGCCATCGAAGGTACGAACGAACTAATGTCCGCCCAGGATCGTTACTACGCCAACAAGCTTAACAACGAAAAGAAAGACAAGGAGACGGTTGAGCAGGCCGCTGCTGCCCGTAAAAAAATTACAAAGGATTTCTTGGAGAATGACCCACGCGGCAAACAAATGTATGACGAAGCATACAGAGAAAAGTTCTTCGGTCACCCATTCAAAAAAACAAAGGCAGGCCTCATTGAAGATGACCCAGAGATTCAGTCTAGGGTTCAGGCTATGATCGCTGAAGACGCTAGGAAGAATCCCCAGGCAGGGATTAACCCTGAGCAAAAATCTGAAGCCAAGGCCGGCTCATTCAAGGGCCCCGAAGGCTTCGGCACGGTCGTCGGCGTCGGCGCGAACCCGGTCATGGAAAAGATGACCCGCCAGAATGAGATCCTCGAGGAAATTAAGATTATCCTCCAGGAGCAGAGCCTCATCAATAAGGGCGGCATGGTTCCTTCTCCGTTCACTGAGGCCGTGCCTCTTACCCTCCAGAAGATGGGAGCCGTCTAATCTACCATGGCCATCGTCAACACAGGAAACGCCCTCTCTTCCGAGCTTATCCAGCCCGGGATCACCGTCATGTCGGACGGCTTCGGACTGGTCACCGCGTCGGCGACTTACAAGTGCGACTGGGCGACCCCCGTCCCGGTCACGCAGCGCGGCGCTCCCCTGGACTTCGGCGGCCTGACTTACCTCAAGGCGCACAAGTCGAGCATCAGCTACGACAACTTACAGTTCAAGACGGTGAAGGTGGACTACGTCGGCATCGACCCGACGGTCAACAGCGGCGCATGGACTAACGCAAACACCTCCGCGGCGAACGGCCTGACCGCCGAGAACATCACCTCTCATCCTAACTTCTTTGAGCAGGCTGGCGGGTATACTGTAGGCCCTCTCGCAGGCTTGCCTTCCGACTTCGGCGGTCTCTACGACGACTCGACCCTCGGGCCTCCCGTCACGGTCATCGCGGTCGCACCTTCTCCGAACGCTGGCAAACCCGTCGTCGTCCCGTCCTCCGAAGGCTACAACGGCGCGTGCTTCGAGACGGGCATGGGCGGGCGCTTCATCGGCTTCGTCGACCCGACCGTCCCTTATCTTTTCGGCAAGACTCAATATCTCGCAACGACCACGACCTACACTGGCGTGATTTATGTCAATGCACATCAGTCTGCTCGCATGATTATCGACTCCCTAGGCACGGCAGTCGCCGGCAATACCTGGGGAGCGTTCAAGCTTCTCCCCGACTGGGCTGAAGTCGGAACAGGCCCTTACGGGAAATTAAACCTTCTCTCTCAGGCCAACGTCGAAGAGTTCGGTTTGATTTATAAGGTAAACTATGAGATCCGATTCTCAAAGGAAGGCTGGCCGCCGGACGTTTACATCAACCTCTGACCGATGTCTATTCAACCCGGAGTCGGCTACACGTTCACTTCGTCCAGCCTAGGGACGAACTTCAACATCGAGAAGCCCTGGGCGCCGTGGGCCGTCTACCCGGTCACCGAGGAGGTCTGTCCGTTCACCATCGTCGACGAATCCTCAGGCACGACCTACAAATTCAGCTGCACGCCTGGCATGGTGAACTCGGTCATCCCTCAGATCGGCATCGCCCCGCTTGCGACTAAGCGCCTCGACTACGTTCCGACCCCGACGACGGCCTTCAACTTCGACCCGGCCACTGGTTACTCGTATATCTACCTCAAGGTCTCGGCGGACTATTCCACTCCTCCGACCATCTACCCTGTGACGGATCAGACAGACATCCTTTATCCGCGCATCATCTCGACGAGTATTCAGCATCCGGCCACGGACGACTCCGCCTTCTTCCTCCTGGCTGTCGCCTACCAAGACCAGACCAACCCGGGTGGCGTTGCGACCCCGATTGTCATCACTCAGCTGACGTGCGGCTCTCAGTGGTCTGACCGAATCAAGGTCGGCACATCTACCGCGAAGTACTTCTTCGCCCGCGCCTGATGCCCCTGCCTCCGCTGACAAAGGACTATTTTACTGTCGGCGGAACCCAGGTTTTCGGCGTCACCTTGTTTACTTGGGGGCAAGCACGTTCTCCCGTCTATGCTGCGCAACACACCACTGGCGGATTTAGTTTTAGCAATTCGTCTCACGCATACGACTATTATAAATACAGTGCGGGCGCTCCTATCCGGGCAGTCGACGCCCAAGGTCGCCTCTTCCGCGGGACTCCTTTTGCCGCGCCTGGTTACAACGACTACGCAACCTTTTCCGGCGGGAGCCCTCCCGCAATCGAGGAGCGTTTCTTTTTCGGCGCATTCTACGAAGACCCGCTCAACCCTGGCACCTTTCTCCCGTCCGTTGCAACAGGCCTAGATAAGGACTATGAGTCCGCGATACTGACCGGGGCCTTCTATGCGGGCACGACATCTTCGGTGACCGTCGGCGCAACCGCTTTTGACGGCTCCGACCCCTTCGGACAAAATATCGGGCCAACCCCTACGGGCGACATTACCGCGGTGACCTTGGCATTCTGACCCCCTTGCCAATCTGGGCAGGGTTAAGAAGACCCGATGAGCTGCTCCAATACCGCCGTATTCTCCCGAGGGGACAGTTTCTCCAGCGTCTGGACGTGGGTTCCCGGGGCCGGCGAGCCCGTCAACCTCCTCGGCACGACCATCGCCTCGACCCTCCGCGATCGGAGCGGCAAGGAATACCCCCTCGTCATCGTGCTGGCCGGCAACGGCCTCTCCTTCACGGCCACCTTCCCCGGTGACACCGCCGACTGGGCGCTCGGCCTCGCGAGCTGGGACATCCGCTTCACCTTCCCTGGCGGCCCCGTGACGCACTCGACCATCTTCCGCGTGCAGATCCAGGAGACCATCACTCAAGCTTAACATGGCGACCATCAACGGAACATTCAACAGCCTGATCGCGGGAACGCTGTCGGGCACCGTCGCCACCCCTGGCGCTACTGGCCCCGCCGGCCCTGCCGGCCCTGCCGGCCCTCAGGGCGTCCCAGGAGCTCCCGGCGTCGGCGTCCCTGCTGGCGGAACTACGGGCCAATTCCTGACCAAGTCGAGCAACCTCGATTATTCGACTGGCTGGTCGACCCTATCTCTCGCCGGCTACGCGACCGAGTCCTGGGTGACCGCTGGTTTTTATCCTCTCACTGGTAACCCCTCGGGCTTCCTGACGGCCTCGGCGCTTACGCCCTACCTGACCAAAGCCGATAATCTCGGCAGCCTGACCAACTTCGCCACGGCCCGCGACAACCTCAACCTCGGCACGCTTAACTCCCCGACCTTTGCGGGTCTCACGTTGCAGGGCTCAGGCGCTAACGTCGGCCAGTATACGCCGACCTCCCTGAGCCTGACGCACACGACCTTCGGTTCCTTCGTGATCTCGCCGTCGTCGGGCATCACGTTCCCCGATACCTCCATTCAGACGACCGCCTTCGTCGCCGGCTCCGGCTTGCCCACTGGCGGCACGGTCGGCCAAGTCCTGACCAAGAACTCCGGCACGAACTTTGACGCGTCCTTTGCGACCCTCATCCCGGGCGACCGCTACCTGACGAGCTCGACGACGAGCCTGACCATCGACAACGCGAACAAGACCCTGACCGTCGGCACGGGCTTGTCGTACACCCCGCAGCAGGACGTGGTCATCGCCTATGACGCGGCGAACCATATGCACGCCCAGGTGCTGACGTACAACTCCGGCACGGGTGTCATGACGGTCGATGTGCGCAGTCACTCCGGCTCGGGCACGTTCTCGCTCTGGACGGTCAATGTTGGCGGCACGGTTCCCGAGGCCTCCGTTGCCTGGGGTTCTATCACCGGGGTTTTGGGCAATCAGGTAGACCTCGCTGGCGCTCTTTCGGCCAAGCTCGAAGTCACGACCGCGGCCTCGACTTACTTCACGATCGCATCGGCTGCGGGCAAGGCGAACCTCTCCGGGGCGACGTTCACGGGTAAGGTCAACTTGGCAACGATTTCGGCATCAAGCCCGAGCGTGAACCTCGGAGGGCAATGCGACTCTGCACCGGCTTCGGCAACGAACGGAGACCTCTGGATTTCAAACGCTGCCTCCCCTAAAATCACCTATCGGATTGGCGGGATTAATTACAACTTAGCCGTCCTGAACCAGTTCAACACGTTCACGGGCCAGATGGTCATCAACACGACCTCTTCATCGACCGCCGCCCTGCGTGTCACTCAGCTCGGAGCAGCAAACGCCATCGAAGTCGAGGACAGCACGTCCCCTGACGCCACCCGTTTCGTCGTCGACGCCAACGGCAAGGTCGGAATCGGCGTCGCCCCGGATACGACCGCCGCGCTCAAGGTCGATGCGAACGGCATCATGTTCGGAGATGGCACGCTGCTGATCACGGCGCCGAATAGTGTCCAATTTAATGGCAGCTCCCAAGCCAATCCCATTTCAGGTTCCTTTGATAACAGTTCTACTTCTTACCCTAGCGAACTACTTGTTAATTTCGGAGGCACTATCTACGCAGTCCCTGCCCGCATCGTATAATTTATGATCCTCGCAATCCTCTCCTTCATCGCCGGCCTGATCACGGGTCTGCTCGTCATGCGAAAGCACGCCGCCAAAGCCTCCGAGCTGGAGGCCAAGGGCAAGGCCGCTCTCGACGCGCTCAAGGGACGCTGACCCTGTGCGCTTGCTCCTGGTCATCGCCGTCCTGGCCCTGACCGGGTGCAGTCTGTTCCGCAAGGGTGACGCCCTGCCGCCCCTGCCCGTCCAGCCGCCGGCCCCGACCAAGCCTGACGCCGTCCAGACCCTAGGCAAAGACCTCGACAAGACGGATCACCGCGTAGGCGCTGCGCTCGTGGCCATCGAGAAGAACGCCGACAAGCCCAAGGTGGTCGTCGCGGAGTCTCGCCTCGCTCAGTCCTATCTGCCCCCGCCCCCCGAGGCGGACGTGGCCTTCGCCGTTGCCCGGGCTACCAAGGCCGACCCCATCGACTACGCCAAGCAGATGGAGTTCGGACGCAAACTCGCCACCGCCGTGAACAAGGCATGGGAGAAGCTCGAGGCCGACCAGAAGGAAGCCGCCCGCGTCTCTGGCCTGAAGGACGCCCGCATCGTCGAGCTGACTAAGGAGGTCGAGCGCGTGAAGAAGGACGCCTCCGCCCAGACTTGGACGCTCGTCGGCGCCGGCCTCGCCGTCATCGGTGCGCTGACGACCGCCTTCATGGGCCCGCGTATCGGTCTGCCCCTGCTACTCTGCGGAGCCTTCTGCGGATCGGTTCCATTCATCATCGACTCGCCCTGGTTCGAGTACGCCGCCGGTGCGACCATCGTCATCTCCTGCGGCCTCGGTCTCTGGTGGCTGGCCGACAAGGTGCGCGACTCGGTGAACAAGCCCTCTCCCACCGATGAGCCGCCGCAAGAATAAGGTCAAAGTCGTCAGCCGACGCTTAGGCCGTGAGCGTGCCTGGGGACAGGCCTTCATCGGCGAGAACAAGCTGGAGATAGATCCAAGGCTCGGCGCACGGCGTTCCCTTGAAGTTCTAATTCACGAGGTCACCCACCTCGCCCATCCAGGGATGTCAGAGCCTGAGGTCGACCGCACGGGCAAGATGATCTGCGCCGTGCTCTGGTCTCAGAACTACCGCCGCGTCCTGCTCGAACCTAACGCCAAGCCGCCCCGCATCTCGTGAGCCCTCCTCCTCCGCCCATCGACCCCGAGTCCCTGCCGAAAGAGCTGAAGGACGGCGTCGTCGCGTCAGTCCTTGGCGGCCTCGCCATGACGGCCCGCCTCCTGCTCTCGACCGAACCCGTGTCCCTGGGATGGGTCGTGCGCCGTGTCCTCGCCGCCGCGATCACCGCGGCCTTGGTCGGCTACGGCATCCAAGACCACATCCAAAGCCCGGGCCTGAAGATGGCAGTCGTCGGTGCGGCCGGCTACGCGGCCCCCGAATGTCTGGACTACCTGATGAAATACATCAAGGCCCGCGGAGAGAAGGAAGTCGCCGCGGTCGTCGGCAAACCCAAACCCCATGGCAAAGGTAAAGCAGTCACTAAGCGGAAGCGGTAACCTCCTGCTCGCGGTCACGCTGCTCACCGGCTTTGCGGGAGTCTCGGCCCTGTCGTCGGCCTACATCGCCGGGTATGTCCTCGACCAGTTGCAATCGACCGACGCCCTGGTCATGATCGTGACGGACGCGGGCCTGAAGTCCGACTCGGCCGACCTCGAGCGCAACATGAGCACGGCGACCCTAGCCCTGAAGTCCGTCCGCGACCTTGGCTGGGCCTTGGCCGTAGGGTGCTTAGGGGTAGGGGTGGCGGTCTTCTTACGCTCCCGCCGTCAAAACGCCTCCTAGGGCAAGCCAGAGGGGTCTAATGCCCCTTGACGCGGCGCCCTAGGGTGGCACATTAGCCTTAGTAAACCCCCCGGCCCTCTCAACGATGGTTTCTCTCGGGGGGTCTTTTGTGCCTGTCAAAAGTTTCGGCAAAAGAGTTTGACGGAATGCATTTGGTCTGAGAGATTGGTCTGGCACCACAAAAAACATGACCACCGCCGAAGCCATTACCGCCCTCCGTATCGCCGCCACCGCCCGCCTGACCGAAGACAAGGTCGCTCGTCGTAAAGCAAACAAAGCCTTCAAGGCCGCCGCCCTCAACCTTTGGGCCGCTTGGCAGATCGAAGGCTACCCGGAAGACGCTAACGAAGTCCTTCGCGCCTACGGCATCTGCTTCGCCTAATCTCCACCCACGCAAACACACCCATGAAGTCCCTCATCGCCCTCTCCTTCCTCATCATCTTCGGATGGCTCGCCGTCGTCACCTTCGCCGGCCCCGAACTGGCCCGGGCCATCAACGGCCCCGAGCCGGTCAAGGCCAAGGCCGTCCGCAGCGCCCGCTAATTTCCCACCCACACCACACCATGACCTGGCGCTGCATCAAAACCTTTAACTCAAGCAAGTTTAAGCACGAGGATGCCTGCTTGTTTTTCCATAAAAAATACAAGTATCCGATGCTTCTCAGTCTCTTCAGGTTTGATGAAGAATACATCAAGGCCTGCGAAAAGAGAGACGGTTACAGTTACGGAGAACCGCGAGATGATTGGGATGACATTAACGGCGACACCGAAAGTCTCGATCAGTTTTCCCATTGGATGCCTATCAATAAACCCAAAAAGAAATAACTTCCCACCCACCCACATGAACCAAGAACCCATCGACCTAATCACCGTCGGCGACCGCCCCATCCGGCTGTCCCGCCCGGTGCTCCCCCACGCCGCCCGCCGTCTCGCCGAGACGCTCCCGCAACTGAACGCCCTCAACACGGCCGGCAAGTCTCAGGCCGATGCGGCCGAGGCCCTCGGCGTCTCCGTCGGCGCCGTCCGCTCTTGGATCGCGCTGGCGAACCTGTCCTGGTCGAACATCAACCGCCGCGGCCCCTACGCCAAGCGCACGAAGTAAGACCATGCCCGCCCCCAAACCTCCCCGCGGCGCCAAGGCCACGCAGACCTTGAACGGCGTCAAGATGAGCCAACTCAAGTTCGACCGCATTCTCGCCTTCCGCGCTCAACTCCCGCAGCTCGACCACAAGGAGCGCCTCGGTTCGCTCGACATCGCCTCCCGCCTGGGCGTGTCGTCGTCCTGCGTCAATCAGTGGCTGCGCATCCTCGGCTACCGCCTGAACAACCACAACGGCCGCACGATCTACAAGCACGACCATACGGGTTGGGAAGAGAAGATTCTCCCCGTCTACAAGAAGACCGGCTACATGGCCGGCAAGACGGCCGAACTCCTGGGCATGGACAAGTCGGTCGTCTACCGCTGGCTGGCGAACACCGGGCACCTTAAGCCCAAGTACGCCCCCCGCGACATCTCAACCTATAAGTTCCAATCCTACCGCTAATGCCTGACCCTTCCCACCGCCCCTACCAACCCATGACCATCATCCGACCTGACTCCCTGCCCGCCTTCTGGTGGCTCTTCCCCTGGAGCATCGCCCGTCAGCTGCACAAGAACGCCGTGGCCCTCAAGGCCATGTCCGACCGCCTCGACCAAGCCGTGACCATGCAGACGCATATCATCTCCGACCAGTCCGAGGAGATCGCAAACCTCCGCACCGAGGCCGAGCGTCTCGCCGGCAACGTGAACTATTGGCGCATCGAGGCCGAGACCGACCACGCCCGATGGCTCCGCGTCCTCGAGGAGAATGACAAGCTGCGCAAGCAGATCGCCGACATCGACGCCGCCATCATGCTAGGCCGCGTCATCACCCCCGACGCTCACCCCCATGAGTAGTTTCCGCCACCTCGACGGCATGGTCGCCCTGCTCTCCGAGGTATATGAAATCAATGAGCGAATCCTGACCGGTGACATCACGTCCAACAAGACCGCCATCGCCTCCGGCCGCATGAAGAAACTCCTGCACCACTATCACGAGGCCCTGCACGAGGACGGCGCCGTGAAGGTATCGCTCCAGGCCTACGCCGCCGCCGGTGGCTGGGTCGGCATCACCTACTCCTACGAGCTCGACGGCTTCGAGGTCGCCGGATCACAAGTCCCCCGCCGCGTATGACCCTCAACCAGCGCTTCTCCGTCGTCGCCCTGCTGCTCCTCGGCCTCAACGCCCAGGCCAAGACCGACGCCGCCTTCCTCGAGGCCGTTGCCGCGGTAGAGTCCGGCCACAACCGCAAGGCCATCGGCAAGGCCGGTGAGCGTGGCATGTATCAGGTCGGCAAGGCCGCATGGGACGACGCCTCCGCCCGCCTCAAGGCCGAGGGCCATTACGCCTTCCCCTGGTCTAAATGGCGCGACGCCACGGCGCAGGACATGGTCGCCGCTTCGCACCTCCGCTGGATCAGGTCGAACTTCCACCGCATCGGCATGACCGACCCGACCCCCGAACAGATGGCGCTCGTCTGGAATGTCGGATGGACGGAGGCCCGCAGCCGAGACTTCCGGGCAAACGACTACGCCTTCCGCGTGGCTAATTTATTCCGCTCGCAAAAGG